TTCGTTTCCGGCTTGAGTCTGTCTGTCAGCAGAAGCGACGCAGACGCGATGGAGGCGGACAGGGTCAACCCGTTGCGCCTCGCAAATGGTCGTGTCCGAGTGTACGGTGCGCGTTCGCACTCAACGATTACAGCACAGTGGCGTTTCATCAACGCACGAGATGTCATCAACTACATCATTGTTGAGGCAGAGAAAGAACTTGACGAGTTGGTGTTCTCCACCATTGACGGTCGCTCTGTGGTTTTTGCAAATATCATCAACGCCCTACAAGGTGTTCTTGAGCCCGTAAGAATCGCTGGCGGTTTCTACGAGGGGTTTGATACCCTCGGTAAAAGGATTGACTACGGTTACACAATCAAGTGTGATGCGTCAATCAATCCAGCGGCTCAACTTGAGACGGGTCTGGTCAAGGCTCGTATCGGTGTTCGCGTATCAAGCATTGGCGACAAAATCAATGTTGACATCATTAAGTCAAACTTGACAACGGCACTGGAATAACGGAGGAATAGATGGCTCGTCCAACACTTTTCAAGAACCTCGCTACACAGCGTCAGATTGTTGCGAAGATTAAGCCTCTTGCAGGTGCAAGTCTTCCGACTTTCCCCGACTACTTTACGCAGGTTAGCGGTGGCGAAATCACCGCAGCAGTGGAGAAGGTGTATCACGGTGGAGACCTGTTCCCTGAGACTCTGTGCGCTCCAGCAGAAATCGGCGACATCACCGTAACTGGTTATGTTTCGCAGGACAAAGCATTTTTGCAGAAAATTCAGGATTTGCGTCAACTTGTTGGTCGCGCTAGATACAACATTGATGTCCACGTTTTTGACTGTGATATTGCAGTTCCTGGTGCGGACAGACAGTACACGAGTGCACTGCTAGTGGGTTTGACCGAGCCTGACGGTGATGCGACTTCGGGAACCCCTGCAACGTTCGCAATGACTTTCAGCATCTCCACCGTTTCGGTTGGTTCTGACCCGGCATAATAAATAAAACCTTTACAGGTTTGTTGCATTCAGGTGCTTAATCTCATGCTAGTGTTCGTCCTATGAGCAACATCACCATCAATTCAGACGACGATAACGAAACCAATAACGAAACGGATAACGTCCTTGGACAACTCCGAAAAGTTATTAAAAAGAAGATTGAACGGGAAGATATCTACATCAATGTCCCCGAACGACCGGGTGTTTTGATTTGTATTTCTCCGAACATCTCACAGAATCAGTTGCGTTCATGGCGCAAAAACGCTGGCGAAGACAGCAAGAAGGGTTTGGATACCCTCAAGTTTTCTGCCCAACTTATTGCCGCCACCTGCAAAGGCATCTTGGTTAACGACCAATTCGTTGAGGACGCCCGCGGGGTCAAGTTGACTTTTGCGTCGCCCGAAATCATGGAAATGACAGACACCTCTCGCCCGCATCCAGACTGTGTGACCGCATTTTTTGGTGTTGAACCCCACGTTGAGTCCGCCGCGGTGGCAATCATTGAGGCTGCTGGATATGGGGAAAACGTTGAGTCTTCGTTGGACCCTACGAAGACGCGTTCGTCGAATTAGTCCAAGACGCTCGCGTCATAACCGCGGCAAGGTTAGGTGAGGTTTGGCATACCGACCCGATACGGTTGCTTGATTGTTCGGATGAAGAATGGTTTATCAGGTTGGCGTGTGCTAAAGTTATAGCACAGGATAGAGAAAAACAGGAAGCAGAAGCAAAGCGAAACAGTCGCTGATTCTGCTGGAGCGCTCGTTATCCGTTTAACAACGGAGTAAGGCATGCCAGAGCGTGTAGTAATAAATATTGAAGTCAACTCCGACATAGCGGAGATTGAGGCAACACGCGAGGCTTTGCGTCGTCTTCGTGACGAAGAAGAAAGATTAAACGACGAGCGGGAACGCGGTAGACGGGCAGAACGCGAATCCAGCCGAGAGCGAAACCGAACCAATAACGACAACAACCGCCTCAACAATCTGTTGAATAGACAGAATCGCAACTTGAATCGGTTGAGGGGACGATATGCAGGACTGCTGAAAGAAACCTTTGCTTTCCGTCAAGACATAGGAAAGTTGATTGGCGCCGTCGGTGGTTTTATTAAGTTAATAAACAAGTTGTCGTTAATTGAAATACCTTTGCTTGCCGCTGGTTTGGGGACTATCAGTGCATTGTTTGCTATGGGTCCTGGGTTCATAAAGTTATATAAAGCAGCCATGAGCGGTTTGGCGTATACCGCTGCTGGTCTGGCAGTTGCGGTTACTACGGCAGTTGCGGCACAGCAAGAGTTTGCGTCAGTTCAATTTGCGCCGATGTATACCGAAGGGGCAGCCAATACCGCTGACCGTTTCATTGCTGCGAGTCAGGCGATGGACATGTTCACCTTAAATACGAAACTCGCGGTTGTGGGTGCTGAGTCTTTGCAGAAGTCTTTCGCCACTCTCAGCAAACAGAAAGCGGTTACGGGTAACACCGTAGCCGCGTTTGAGGGATTGATGAATGTCGTTGCTGGCAGTGGTGGGGATATCGGTAAGGGCAGTGAAAAACTTGCCGAATTTTTGGCGAAAGTTCAGAAAGACGGTTTGGGTGGTGCCGGTGACGTTGCCAAAGAATTGGGTCCTGATTTTGAAAAAATTATTAAAGAGGCTAAAGAACTTGGTGTTAAAACATCTGACGAGTTTTTTGCGGCGGCTGCCGAAGGCACACTCGGAAAAACTTTCCAAGAAAAATACGCTGGTCAACTTGATGCGTTGAACAACACGCTCATCGGTCGTTTCAAGCAGGGAATGACGGACGTTAAACGAGTACTCGGAGACTTGGGAACACAGTTTCTCCAACCCGCAGGCGACCTGTTTGACAACATCGTCCGCCAATTGAAAATTACTGTCGTAAGGTTAAGTCCGTTAATATCACAATTCGGAACCGGTTTTTTTGGCGATGTTGAGGAAGCCGTAGCAAAAATTACCGACAAGTTCGTTGTTTTAATGAATCGTTACCTGAATACGACTCCAACATTCTTGCAACAAATGGGCAAAATTGTTGATGCGGTGGGAGGGTTCGGTGACAGACTGCAAGATTGGGCGAGAGGTTTCAAGCCAGCGGGAAAGGCTCTCAACGAGTCGTTCTTTGGTCCGATTTTTGAAGGTTTGAAAGATAAATTTGCTGGTGGCATTGATGTTCTGTCTGATTTGGTTTTGAAAAATAAACCTGCCCTAGAGGAATTTGCGAAAATCATCGTCGATTTGATTGGCGCTATTGGTGATTACGCGAACATGTTGAAGGAAGCATTTTTTGCTGCATTGCCAGCGATTGGGCTGATGCTGAAAATGATGACCAAATTATTGGAGTTGTTCACCAAGTTGATGAAAGGAATGATGGCGTTGTTCGGGAAGATGGGCGGGAAATTAGGTAATGCGATTGGTGCAATAATCGCAATCTATGCGTCCATAACTTTGTTCAGCCGATTCTTTACCACACTTGGAAAGATGTTTGGGAAAGATATGTCGATTCGGGCAAATAATGTTTTTGTGAATGGCGGACCCGTTGGCGGACCGATGGGCGCTGGTGGCGCACCCGTGGGCGGACCGATGTCCTATCAGCAAGCGTCCGCACAGCACATGAGTAGACAGCAGCGAATTCAATCTGCTGTTAGAGGAGCACCAGCAGCAATGGGGCGAGGTTTGGACAAAATGTATGCAATGCCGATAGGTGGCATGCTCTCCACCGCCGCCGGCATGGGTTTGATGGCAACCGCAGGTGATACCAGCACTACTGGTGGTGCACTGAAACAAGGTGCGGGTATCGCTTTGGCTGGTGGCGGAATGTTGTCCATGATGGGTGGACAAGCAATAAAAATGCCAGGAATGTTTCAAAGGGCAGACGGAGGAAGAAATTTTGGGAGACTTGGTTCCTCTGGTGGCACAATGGGTGCGGCTGGTCTTGCAGGTGCTGCAGCGATAGCCGGAGGTTCGTATGCCGCGGGCAACATCATTGGAAGCAAGTTCAAGAATGACAGCAAATCGTCTAGGGCGATGTCTGCTGGCTCTAGCGCCCTTGCTGGAGCAGCCATCGGCGCAGCGGTCGGCTCCGTTGTACCGATTATCGGAACTGGTGTGGGCGCGGCGATAGGTGCTGTTGTCGGTGGAATCAGTGGGTACATGAACTCCGGCAAACAACAAAAAGCCGCTCGCGAAATGGGAAAAAGCCTTGTTGACAATTATACGCAAGCAACGGAAGAGGCTTTTGCTGCTGGTGACATCGCTGCTCTTGCTACGGCAAGAGAAGAAGCCATAAAGCAACACGAAGCCAATCTAAAAGAAGTTCAGCACATGGAAGAATACAACAAGCATGTCACCGCATTTCAACTAAAAATGGAACAATTTGATAGGGAAATAGAACAGTTCACCGACAATGCGGCTCTTGCGGAACGAACACTCGGAGTGGGAACCGACCAGTTGAACGCTTTGGCGGAAGAGGCTGGCATTAATTTGCGAACAAAAATGCTGAGTTTGAAAGATGTTATTCAACTTGTCGGTAAGACAACAACCCAACAAATGGGGTTGATGCGTGCCGAAATAGCAAAATTCACCGGTGCTGTCACGACTGGTGCGATGAATGTTTTTGAACAAGATAGGAAGAGACGCGAGTCAAGAAAGAATGTAGATGCTTCAGAGGCTGCTCTTGCTACCGGACTTTTCAACGAAGAAACAGTTGACAAATTTTTGGAAGATACTCTTATGTTCGGCACCACTGAGGCTGGTCCGTTGGGCGCATTTGGAACTATGCAAGTCGCTGTTAAAGAAAGTTTGGAATCTGGTACTTTGAAGAATTTGACCGATAAACAAAAAGACGCAGTCCTAGCCCGCATGAATGAAGTTAGTAGTAATGAAAATATTTTAAAGTACATCAAATCAGACCCGACCGCACAGCAAGAACTAGGTGACCTTGTCAGAACTGGCAAGGGAATGGAAAAGTTAACAAACGAAGAAATCATGGGACTTATTACAACAAAATTAAAGGACCCGGCGATGGCGGGTCAGGGAGGTTTCTTCCTGCAAAACCTTTTAAACCAAATTCAAGAGGATACGACTTCAAAAACGGGGAACCTCAAAGTAGCGGGAATGTTGCTTTCCCCTGACCGGTTGGCGGAAGTCAATAGACCAAAAGTTCCGATGGGTTCTTACATGCAGCCATCTGTCTTACCGTCA